TCATTAATACCACCTCTAGTAGCTTTGTCATTTAAGTATCTAAAGTCAGATTTGTAGAAATCGTAAGAACCTCTTCGGAATCCTGAGAAACCAAGGTTTAGCGCCATATCTTCTGAATTGTCAAATACACCGTAAGATGTACCTCCAGCTCCATAAGAGTTTTGAGCAGCTAGCATGTTATCGATAGCCAAGGAAGTGCCACGGTCTAAGAACATCATGTTCTCTTCAATAGCCCCTTGCTTATCTAGTTCAGCTAAAATAGTATCAAAGTCAGCAAGTCCATCAGTGCCACCGAATGCAGAGTCAGCATAAACTAATCCTCTTTCTTCTAGTGCAGCAAATAAACCTTCAGAACCAGTAATCTTAGTACCACCCTCAAAACCAGAGGCAGCTGTAATATTTCTTACTGATCCATCAGTGTTTAATGATTTTTCTGCTTCAACCATAGCCATTTCAAGTTGATCTTCGAAACGGATACGAGCTTCGTGCTCAGATTTTAAGTACCATAGGTATCCAGAAGTTCCAGCTTCAGTAGTTACTTCTACCCAACCAATTTGAGCAACGTCAGAACCATTTACATTATACTTATCTCTAAGAATAATTGGTTTGTTGTTGAAAGTTGTGAAAGAAGCGTCAACTGAGTTACCAGCATTTTTTGTTCCTTTAGTGTACTCAGAACCGTATACAAATACTTTTACGTCAGTACCAGTCATTGTAAGACCTGATAATTCGCCGTAAGTATCTACAGTTACAGTTTGACCAACTACGTTTTGTACATATGCTTTTTGAGTTATGAATCCTTTTGAAACAACAAGTGTCATTCCTTTGCCAATCAAGTGATCAGCAGGCAATGTTAGCGTAGTAGTCGATGCTACAGCCGCGTCGTCATAAGCAATGTGTAAACGTCCTTGTTCAGACCAAGTAATTACGTCAGATGCCATAGGCATTTCCGCACCTACCATACGTAGGAATCCAGAGATAGTACGATTTCCATATCGTTCTACTTCTTTTTCGTAAACTTCAGGCAAAAATTGTTGCGTAAAGTCTAGGTCCCCGACTGCTAAGTAATTGTCACCAAACAATCCCTTAACTGGTCGTGGAGTTAAATGTTGGAGAGCTAATTCGCTCCCAGTAATTGATCCAGCCATTTTTTTAATTTTTAATGGTTATTATTTTCGTTTTTTAATTTTAAAACTACTCGCGCTACTTGCATCACTTGGCACCGCGCGCACAGTCCAACCATTTTGTGTTGTTACTTTTTCGTGTCCCCTTCTCGGGTCCATATCAACATTTTTGGTTCGAGCCATGCTATCTTTTATAGCGTCGGCTTTGCCTTGCTCGTAAAAGTGGTTAGCAATGGAATCAGCATTCATAGCTGTAAATAAAGATTTATGATAACCCTTAGCATCTGACATTTCATTTTTATCGTTCAAAAACTTTTTGACGAAGTTATTAATATCGCTTTGGGTTGCCTTTACGTCTTCAGTATTCTTAATTTTAAACCTATACTTTTTGTCTCCAACAGAATAATCAAAACCTTTGAAATCCTTATTAAAAACGTTACTAGTTTTATTTAAAAATATTTCTTTTTGCGAGGCAGCAGCTTTTGTCACTTCCTCGTTTTCTTTATTATAGCGATTGAAAAAATCAACAGCTTGTTGCTGGTCTTCAGTTAAGTTAGATCCAGCTTTAATGTTTTCGTAATAATTAGCTTTTAACTTTTCAAGATGTTTTTTAGCTTTCGCTGCTTCTTCTTTAAAAGCTATTTTTGCTTTTCTAATATCTTTAGGTTCATCGAGCTCTTCGTCGTACGAGAAGTCTTCCATTAAAACTTCAATATCTTCTTTATCTAAATGCGGTTTTGTTGTTTCGTAATACTCACGTATCAACTGCGCTTCATTTAATTTAGAATAATCTGTGTTTAACTTTACATAATCCTCAAGACTTCCGCCTGTGTCGTTCATAAACTCCACGACTTTTTGAATATTTTCGGGTAAGGGTTTTCCAGTGTCTTGTGCTTGTTGAATTTCTTCTTCAACTGCTTCTTGCAATTCTTCTACTTGCTCCTGTACCTCTTCCTCAATTACTTCTTCTAATGCGCTTACCTCTTCTTCTTGGGTGTCCCGTATTTCTTCAACCACTTCTTCGCCGTCTGGCGTGTCTTCGGATTCTCCGACAACAGCATCGCTGTCATCTGCGCTTTGCTCTTGAACGGCATCTTCTTTTGGTTTATTAAGTTTACCTAAATCTATTTTAATAGTGCCATCATCCGCGACTGATGCGCCGGTATCTGGCTTTTCTTCAACAACTTCATTTTCAGGAGTTGCTTGTTCTTGGGTTTCTTCTTGTACCTCTAGAACTTCTTCTGTGTTTTCTGACATGATAAAATATTATATAATTATACATTACTATTATTACTTAGGTTCAAAGGTTCCTAAGTCAAACCCTCCGCCAATTATATCGTTTCCGCCGGATTCGAAGTTTTTTGGTGGTGTATTGTTTTTTCTTTGCTCAATTAATTCGCTTTGCTGCGATGCTTCCATTTTTGAACGATCATCTTTGCGATCTTCTTTTGTGCTTTCGCGTTGCTTATATAGCTCAGTTTCCATACCTTTAAGCTGCATGTTGTAATCAAACTCTTGTGCCATTAAAGCCTTTTTAGCCTCAACTTCAGCTTCTAATTTTTGTAGATCAAGCTGGCCTTCCAATTGTTTAAGCTGCGCTTTTTGCTGTGTTATAGCTGCTTGCTTTTGCACTTCAGCTTGCGCTGCGACCTGCTGAGCCTGCGCGTTAGCTTGAGACTGTGCTTGAATGTTTTGTTGTTGAATAGCTTGATCGCGCTCTTGTTTTTTCTTACGCTTAATTTTTAGTAGCTGATTTGCTAACTTTAAATTTTGTACTTGGCGTATGTCAATGGCATCATCTAAGTCTATCAAACCGGCTGACAATGCGGTTTGTATATTGTTTTCAAGCATTTGCTTTTCTTCCTCATCTGGCATAAGCGTTAAAAATATACCAAAATCGTATAAGTGCAAATTATTCATTTCAGAAAGGGTAGCCACGTTATGCGCTCCTATCTTTTGTATAAACGATTCTCTTGCTGGCGAATACTCAATTATATCAGATATTCTAAGAGACAAGCACTCTGCTAAGTGAGCCGTTATAAATAATCCAGCTTCCATTATGTGTCTCGTTGCGGTATTTGAATTTGCCGCTGCTATCTTTTGTATACCAACCAAAGCTTTACCGTCAGGCATACTACCATCTCTTGCTTCGTTTAATCCCGTTACATCACGGATCATTTGCAAATAATAGTTATACGTATTGATTAACGCCCCTAACTTGTTGCCACCACTACCGCTTGTAATTTCTTGTATAGGCACTTTGCCCGGGTTCATATCGCCGTCCTGCGTAAATGATCTTCCGATTACAGAACCTGTTTGGAAAAACATGTTTAATGCTTCTTGCGGATTATAATTTGTGCCATTGCCCAAATCTATTTCAGCCAATCCATCAGCATCAAGATAAACACCATCAGGTACCATTCTTGATAGCAGTTGCTGTAACTTTAAATGCGTTAGCTGGACCATATCAGCAAACCCCGTAATACGGCTTACTAATGATTCAATCCTGCCCTTGTACATTCTGGGAGCATTGATACTGTAATTCAATAATACTTTAGAACTATCGCTTTTTGGACGCATCATGTTTTTAGCTAGCTCCCATTTTAATAAGTAATCAGTACCTAATATTAAAACACCCTCATATAATACTTCAAGTGATCTTGATAGTTTACCAAACTGTTGTTCTAACACTTCAACTGGTGGATCAAACTGATCATCCCTGACTAATACCTTGGAAGCTCCTGTTGCGGTTTCTTTAATTTTATACACTTCGTTCATATAGGTTTTGTAATTAAAATACAAAACTTGAACAGTGTTAGAGTCGGACTCGTTATAATTAGACAACGACCTGTCGTAAAAGCCGTTATTTTGGTAACCTGTTTTAGATATTTTTTCTAAGTCCTCATTTGTTAAATTAGGAAATTGTTTTTTAAGCTCATTAATATGTACTTCTTTTACTTCACCGCAATAGTAAATATCATCAAAAAACGGGGAGTCCGTATAAGACCATACTAAATTTGAAGGGTCAACATAATCTATTACCACACCCTCTGACTTTGTAAACCTATTTTTAACAGCCCCAATTCCTATGGTGGTTAAATCGTATATTACACGTTTTTTTGTTAAATCGTAATGGTTACCCTCTAGCAATACATTTATAGCTTGCTCTTCCGCAATTTCTACAGCCTGCTTATAAGTAAGCTGCATATGCACGTCTAACTCCTCCTGTGTTTCTGGTAAAGTCTCAGGTTGGTTTTCGTATAAGTTAACGCCAAAGTTATCTTTAGCAAAATCGTTTAACTCTTTAGTTTGTATATCTCTAATTATACTAGCTAAATATTCTGTTCGCTTTGCTACTCCATAAGGATCTTGCGAATACGCTTTTATATCAAATGCTCTTTCAGATATGCCATTAACTACTATATCTACAAACTTGGGTATAATTGGTACTGGCTTCCAATCTATATTTAAATATGATAAATCGCCATTAATAGATAACTCATCTTTATATTTTTGTACAGACTGTTCACCTCTAGCATATAATCTTAATCTATGAAATGTATTTTGATTACTTTTATATCTATTAGTACCAGAATCGGATTTAAACCATTCATCTTGAATCGCCCTACCAACTCTTAAACCGTATTCAGGCGAAAGCTTTTCAGCATCGCTAGCAACTTGGCTTGGAAAAAAACTATTTATAACTGACTCAGCCATATGTTTATTTTATTATTTCCGATATTGAACCGGCGTTTTTATATTTTGCAATATGTATATTTAACTTAGGTTTTTGCGCTTTTGGGTTTGGTCTGTATAGATGTCTATTACAGGCCATTATTGCTAACCCTGAGCTAATAGCCGCATCAAATTTTGTTCTTTTGTTTATATCAAACTTGGCCCAATCGTTTAAGGTTTCGCTAAAATACATCGAACCGTATTGGCCATCATTAGTAATACCAACGTGGTTTTGTATATAGGTTTCAATAGCAGCCGCATGGGCTTGCTTTATATCTTCAGAAGAGTTAGGTATACCACCTATTTCTTTTTCTGTAACGGATAATTTTGTATATGTTTTATCAGGGCGATTCATAGAGTAACCTCTATATCCTCTACGCTTTAAGTAATACAATAATCTTGGTTTATTGTTTTCACAAAGAATAGGCATACCGTAAAATACTAAAGCCATAAGCACATCTTCAAAAAACATTTCAGCTGTTTGTGGTCTTGCTACATATTCTAAAAAAAACGTATTTGACGGCGCGTCCTCCATACTAAAAGTAGTAAGCCCGTGCAACGCCCCTTTGGATCCTTTGCCATCAGTAGTTCCTGATATATCGTAACTATCACAGCCAAATGCACCTATATGATCATTAGCAGGGTATCTTATACCATTTTTAATTACTTGTTTATTTTGTAAACCAACTTTTGGCACCCAAGAAACTTTAAATCTTCCATTTGGGTTTGGGCTAAACATTACTTTTGAGTCTTTAACTCCATGCTCCCAATTAAAACTGCCCGTTGTTACAACACCTGTACTTTTTAAGTCTTCGTTGTAATCTATTTGTTCGTATATTTTAACTAAATTAAATATACTATTTTTAGTTTCATCCCTAAACGCGTGCTCTTCTGTACGCGGAAACTGCCTGTAGAACTCATTTAAAGCGTCCTGGTCACCTCTTAATCCTTCTACCTCATTGTCCCAATGTTCGATGACGCCAACTTCGATAGCATCTCCGTATGGGCCAACGCAATCTTCTGATGGGGTTTCGAATACAGGCATCCCATAAGAATCAATGAATCCTTCGTAGTTCCATTCCATAGGTATGAACAAAGAATATAATCCTGACTTAGTTTGTCCATTACGATTTCTTTTTGTAACGTTTGAATCATTGTATAGTTTTTTAAAGTTTTCACCACCTTTATCTAATGCGTTTGATGTTGATCCCATCATACATTTTCCAATGATTCTACTACCTAACCTTAATGTAGTTTTTGTTACACGCCAGTTATTTAATATGTTATCTGGTCTTTCCCACTTACCACTTTCATCGTGTACTAACAGCTTTAGTTTTTCACCATCGTAACTGTTGTCACCTGTGTTTTTCCAGTCAATAGTTGTATCTAATCCTTCTAGCAGCTCTTGGTCTTGCTTATTTTGTATAGACTTTCTTGTAAGCCTTGAAGCTGGTATTCTATATGCCAATTCTGTTTTTGGCCGATCCATACCATCTTGTATTGGTTTAAAGAAAAACGGATAGTTTACAGATATTGGTACTACCTTGTCGGTAAACATTTTTTTAGCGTCAGAACCGGACTTTGATAATATGCCAAATCGCGCATCGCTTGATATTGTGGCCATGTTAACGGTCTCGCCACTTGCCATGAACGAAAATCCTGAACGTCTATTCTTGAGGTAACACATACCGTAGCATCTCTGGTCTGCTTTGCAAGCTTCCCAAAAGATGAAGAATAATCTGTTTGCTTCCCTAAATTCTGGGTGCCCAACGTCAATTTTAGACCACTGCAGGTACATAAAGTGAGTACCAGTAATGTAAGTACCCACACCTTTATTATTGAACCAATGGCCTTCTTCGCGGCGTCTGAACTGTTCATCTATATATTGTTCCCATTTTTCTTTAAAGTCATCGGGATAATCTCGCCATTCAAAAACGCTTTGTATGCGTTTTAATTCTTTTGGCAACTCCTCAACAACCCATTTGTCATTAGATTTATCTATTTTAGCAGGTGTTTTTGGCAGAGCAACTTTTAAATTTTGTATATTATAAATTTCCCCTATTTGTCCTGTCTTGCTTATAACAATAATGTCGTGCTCTTTGTTATAACCATACTTCCACTTTTTACCTCTATTTAACCTAGTTATTGTAGTTTGCTTTATAGGCGTCACTACACTATATAAACTTTGCTGATACATTATTTAGATCTTTTTTCTGCAAAGCCTGAAAAGGTTTTCTTTTTTTCCTCTTCTTTAGGTTTGTTATCAAGTATAGCCTCTTCTTCCTGAATACGTGTTAATATTTCAAACGCATCAAATATAGCTAGTTTTTTTGTAGCGGCTGCGTTTTTAAGTCTATCAGCAGATATATCATCGTCTGAATCTACAATAGCTTCTTTAGCTACTTTAATTAACTCCTCAACCGCTTTGTGCCCAGCTTGGATTATACTCTTCTTCGTTTCCTTGATATTCATATTTAATTGTAATTAGATTGGTTGGAACACGATATAACTTTTCTTTATTAATTAAAAACTGCAACTCCAGTAAAATTGTTTACAAAATTCAATTTGACTCTATCTAAGTCAACATATTCAACCTCACATAACACTACGTCAGACGGATTAGCGGGAGTTCCTTCACTAACCGTTACTGCGGGAAACTTGTTTAGACCGTGAGTGACTATATATTGGGTTGAACCACTAAGTTGGGCACTCACAAAATTTTTGTCTGCCGAGCTTCCACTATATTGTAGCAAAGATATAAAATAATCTTTTTTATCTGTCAAGCCCCCATTACCCGAGACGTAAGTTAATCCTATGTCATAAAATTTAGACGATGCTGTTTGTACAGCTGAGTCCCATTTATAAATAGCCCACTGAGTTATGTCATCACACTGAGTGATTAAAACGTCTGAAGCTATTAATGGAGCTGTATACCAAGTGGATACATTTATAAGTAATCCTCCTTGATTTTCAGCATAAGCACTTAACACAAAAGTAGTTATACCGTTGAAGGGGACATTAAACGCTCCTCCATTTGTAAAGGTAATAGACTCATCTGGTCTAACAACACCACCTGTAGGGTTTATCATGTCGTATTGATATCTAAATAATTGTGACTCGGCTGCGGTTTTATTAATAAAATTTGCAACATCTTGTGCTGTAAAATTTTTTGTCTCAAAATTATTTTGGGAATCTGAGCCAATCCACTTGTCACCCCCTACGAC